GAAGTCGTAGAGATTTTAGACTCATCTAACGTGGCTCCTGCTGCAGATTACATTTCTTCTACTGGTCCAGTTCGTAACGAAGCTGACCAAGACGAATATATTTTATTTAAAATACCTCAAAACGCTACTCCTGGAAACGCATTTAAATATCGTTCAAAAACAAATCCAGGAACAATGTTAGGTAATATTGTAGTAGTTTAAACTAGGATGACTAAGTGGCACAATTTTATAATGCAAATGCAAATTTAAAAGCATCTGGAGT